TATTATTACTATTTCTCTAGAGATCAGCGCTTTTGTTACTTGTGCTGGTGTTATGTTCATTTTGATAGGGTCATGGGTGACCCCATTGGGGGTAGTGGGTAGGGTCATGGGTGACCCTATTAAGGGTGTTGTGTTGGTGGTTGATAGGGTCATGGGTGACCCTATTGCTGGTTGTGTGTAGTTAATAATGTAAGTGTTTGGTTTTGGTTTTTGTCGTAATTTTGTTGTGATTATTTGTTGCTCTGAGAGCCATTTGAGTGATCGTTTTACAGTTTCTTTTGAAGTGTACGATGCATCAGCAATCTCTTGAATAGACGCCGAAACAGATTTATTATGGATGTGCATCATTGAAACAAGGCATGTTAAAACCTGCAGATCGCGTGGTTGACCATGCTTAAAAATGAGGGGCACTGCCCACTCAGGGACTGCTAAAAAGCGTCCACCAAAAACGTTACTGGTTCCCATTGGACTAGTGATCATAGCCCACTCCAGCTGTCTCCACAACCAACATTCAAAAATGGTACGATTTAGGGTGGACAAAACAACCGGGAGTTTTATGAAAGATTTAATCAAGTCGCTCAAAGTGCTAATGTCAGATGTAGTCACTTTCTATTTTATGGCACATGGTTATCATTGGAACGTAGAGGGTCCAGATTTTAGTCAATATCATGAACTATTTGAAACAATCTATTCAGATGCTTATAGTTCAATTGACCCAATTGCTGAAAACATCCGTAAGTTAGATGATTATGCCCCGTTTAGTCTTCAGAAGTTTCTTGATTTAAGAACTATTGAATTTAAAGATGTACAACCTAACCCTAAAGCAATGGCAAATTCTTTACTAACTGCTAATGACGCACTATTGGGTGTTCTTAAAGATACTTTTGATGTATCTATAAAAGCTGACGAACAGGGCATTGCTAATTTCTTGGCAGAACGTATTGACATGCATCAAAAATGGGCTTGGCAACTCCGAGCCTCAACCAAGTAAGGAGCCAACATGGCAGCTAAAAAGAAGCATCCTGGATTTGAAAAAGTACAGGAAGAAATTGCTCGTAAGTCTGGTGTGAGTAAGGAAAGTGCCGGTGCTATTCTTGCAGCCAGTTCTCGTAAAGCTTCACCAGCAGCTAAAAAGAAAAACCCTAATCTTAAGAAGGTGAAGTGATGGCAGAAAAGAAAAAAGCACCAGCTAAAAAGACCGCTGCTTGGTCACGTTCTGAAGGAAAAGACCCTAAGGGTGGACTTAACGAAAAGGGTCGTAAGTCTTATGAACGGGAGCATCCCGGTAGTGACCTTAAGCCACCGGTAAAGAAAGAACAAGCTGCTAAGTCTGAGAAATCAGCAGCTCGTCGTGATTCTTTTTGTGCTCGTATGGAAGGTATGAAGAAGAAGAACACTTCTTCTAAAACTGCCAACGATCCTGATTCCCGTATTAATAAATCTCTTCGTGCTTGGGATTGCTGATGGTTGCTAAAAAGAAGGTATGGGAAACCAAAGACCCCACTAAGTCTGATAAGAAACTAACCCCCGAGCAGAAGGCCAAGGCAAAAGCCGCCGCCAAGGCCGCGGGTCGCCCTTATCCTAATCTTATTGACAATATGAAAGCGTCTAAGAAGGGAGGTAAGTAAGTATGTGTGCAGCATGTGGATGTGGTCTCAAAGACAAGAAAGATCCTGGTTACGGCAAGGGTCCCGCAAAGAAGAAAGCAGCGCCAGCTAAGAAGGCAGCTCCTAAGAAGAAGTGAACTCACTAATTTAATAGTAGTTACTATTGAATAACAAAAGGCCCCCGCAAGGGGGCCTTTTGCTTGGTTTGGGAACCGTATGTGAAGGACAATGTTACTCGTCTGATTGACTATCTACAACTAAATTCATAATCTTTTTCAAAAGATCTTTGTTCATTCCAAAACCAAGTTCAGTCCCGTCATTAAATAACAACAGTATTGAACCAATTTCAATGTCTTCTTTGACTTTGGTTGAACCAGTCAAAGCGTCAATTGCTTCTTCTTTGTTCTTTACAAGAAACCCAGCGTTAGCTGCCATTCTTTTTACCGATGCAGCTGGCATAATTTCAAGAGTTTCTCTATCAAAGCTAGTTACATCTAAATCAAGAACTTTGTCCAGATGGTCTTCCATTTCAGATACCTCTGTTACTGACAGGGTTATTTCATTTTGTTCTGGCGGGTCAACTACAATTGGGCACAAACCATTAGTAAGTTCTAATGATTCAAGGCCACGATTAATTGTACTATTGGCAAGATTAAGTGAACGCTCAGGATTGGTTTCATCCCACATAATTAAAGCAATCCCAGGCTTACAGTCAACCAAAAGATCAATTACTGTAGAATCTACATCCTCTACCAAAGTTACATTTAAAGCATTTTTACTTAATGCTTTTGGAAGTGGGCGGCCTTCTGAAGAAGCAACTATCTCGTAGTCAATTTCATTATCTAACATCCAGTCATAGACACATTCCATTGATGGAGATATTGTCTTTGAACCATACCAGGGGACTACAAAAGCATGTTTTGCAATATCATTAAGTGAAGCATTAATTACTTCCTTAGGGACACTTGCCCCACCAAGAATTCCGTACGTATTTGTCTTTGCCATAACGCTCCTATCGAAGACTCTTGCGGTGTGCAGCATCTCCACTAAGAGTCAATAGGCGGAGTGCTGAATGCACTGTACCAGATAAAGCTGCAATTGCAGCACCATCTACAAGTATATTATCCGTGTCTATGGCAAAACACGAAATGTAGGATAGGGCTATTGAAGCCAATATTTTGACCCATGGCATTGCCTCTTTTGGCAACAACGAGTCAATAAGTTGTAACACTTTATATACAGCTAGTGAAGCTATTACTAAGTTCATGTATCTCCTGGTATCTTATCGTATGTAATAGTGTACTTATAATTTGGTGTTTTTACAGGATTCCCAACTGTTGTTTTATAATAACCATTGCTATAAAGAGTTCCTGATGAAATAGTTTCTCTAACAGGAAGTAAGTCTTTTAACAACCTAGACACAATTTGTGTAGTTTTTTTCCAGTTAGTTGTATACACAGAAAAAGAGTTACTAGGTGACCCTAACCATCTATAGTCAGAAATGCTTCCAGTTGAGCCATTACCACTCAACAACCAACCACCTTCAACAGTATCCCCATCAAAGTATTTACCAATGTAGTTTCTTTCCAACAAAATATATTTAAAATCAGAGTATGAAATGCTATTAGAGTTATAGCTAGTATTATACTCAATAGTTAATTTTGCATTAGTGTAGGTTGTTACCGTGTCTGGTATAACTATTCTCCAATATTTTGTATTACCAAAAGTTTGTGGTGCAGAGTCTAGTGCTATAAGACTTGTACTACCACCAGCTATTCCAGACGAGTTGTAAATAGCAACATTATCAATTGCTCCTGGAACATCTGGTTCACCACCCGCAATGTTAGGGATGTTTATTGAAAAATAAAAAACATCTCCACCAATTACTTTTACATCAGCACCAACTGTTTCTAAGATATCGTGAGAAAAATTATTGGGGCTAGTAAAACTTAACCATTTTTCTGTAGTGGGTGTGGCAGCACTAGAAACATTATTGTACAAACCACCATCAACTGTAGTTGCTTGTGCTGTACCAACCTCACCAGAGTCATATACAACTGCTGAGTTATCAGATGGCCCGCCACCTTCTACACCAGCTGCTACTCCCCAAAAGAATTTGGGGTCTTTAATAAGGTTAACTCTTTGTGAATACACTTTTATTGTTTTAGCTGTGTCGTTTATTTCTACATTTGCACCAACTATTGCTTCTAAAAACTGCTCAATTGAAGAACCGGTACCATTTTTTTTGCGTGAGTTACTAAGAATAGTAAGAAGGTCTCTTAATCTTTGAGAGCCAAGATCGCTAACAGTTACACCAGCACCTAAATCTGCAGCAATATAATCTAGGGTTTCTTCGTTAGCTACCCATGGGTCTTTCATTGACATTGAAAAATCTAGAGTAGTTCTAAATTTATCTACGTCCCATCCAAATATTGATAAGTATTTTTTAAGGTCGCCAGTTCCAATTTCATCTTGGTACTGGTAATACATTGGTATTTTTGAATACAAACTTTCGGTTGAACCATAGTTTGATGGAACTAGTACTTCTAGTTTTGATACAGGTTCATAATAGTCATCACCATTATTAGAGCGGTACCTAATAAACATAGTGTAATATGCCCACTCACCTGTTATCCCAGTATGGATGTATTCTTCAATTGTGCGTGTTTCTAATAATACAGATCCCTCTGCAATAGTATCTGGGCAACCTATAGGGGAATACACAATGTGTACTGAGTATGGTTCTGCAGTTACCCCAAGTTCGTATAAAGTAAGGCCCCAAGTTACAGTTACTTGTTGGTAATCAGTAGGTGTAGCATCAAAGAACGCGGCATTTGAAAGAGTATTACCGGCTACAAGAGCAGTACTTAATACAGGTGCAGTTTGTACGTTGTCGCCCTTTATGTAAGTAGCAGAAGCACTTGAGGTATTGCTAGATGTATAAACTTCTCCAAACTTTGATATTTTACGGCGTGCTACACCACCCGATACATAAAGACCATCTGCTTTAGTGGCAACTGTCAAAACCAAGTTATTTGTGCCTGTTACGCCACCAAGACTTGCGCCAGGAATAGTAATCGTGTTACCTACGGCGTAATTAGAGCCACCACTGGTTACAGTAACTGTTGTAAATCCACTGTAAACAGTGCCCGAACCAGTTTTTGTAATAGTAAATACCGCACCACTACCAGTACCACTAGTTGCGCTTTGGGTGACTCCAGTATAAGTTGCCGCTGCCGTGACGCTAGGTTGAGAAGTACCAGCAAAGGTAAATGTTGTAGAACCATCAGTTCCAAGTGCAGACTTTGGGTTGTTGTTAACATACACAAAAAAGAATGAATTAGTACCAACACCAGATATAACCCCTTTATAACTATATGAATTAGGAGTTGTACCAATAATTTCTACAGTGTCACCTGCTACAAAACCGTGAGGTTTATCTGTTGTGTAGCTTTGTGTGACATAACCAGGAGAATAAACTGCTGCGGTTATATTTAATATGGGAGTTGCTTCAGGTTCATATTGAAGGTATGAACCTCCCTCACCAGTAATTCTTCTTACTGTAAAAGATCTACGTGCCATTTAGGAAACTACCATCCCTCCAGAAAAGGTAATAGATACAGAACCTTTTCTTATCAGGTGTGTTGGGTCTAACACAGTAATTTCTGTACCAACTGAGTTTACAACTTTAAATTCTGATATTTCAATATAATCAACCCCATTTATAGCCATTACAGCTTTATAAACGTCAGCTTTTCTTATTTGTTTACCAAAATCAGTAGCATCAAAATCTAGTAGACCATCTATTGCATTATATACGTTACTAGCCACAGCACTACTTACAAACCCATCAGATACATACACTGCAGCAATTATATTTAGTTTGTCTAATACTATTGTGCTTGCTGCAATAGGTTTTACACCAAGCATAGAACGTGGAGTAATACGATCAACTATGGCTGTTTTTATAGAACTAGGTACGGTAATTGAATTAGTATTAGTATCTTGTAGTGTTAAAAAGTTACTTATGTAAGGCAAACCATACAGAATTACTGAAGCACCACCACTAGCCGAACCTACTCCTGGAGTGTATGTAGCTACTGCTTTATATACACCATTGACAGCGCGCGTAAGGTCTTCATAATCTTTTAAGGTAACAGCTCTATCTTGTGTGCGAATATACGAAATAATATTAGATTTTAGTGTTTCTGCAGTTTCGCCATTAGTACCACCAGTAGCTGCCGTTGAGGAAGCTATAGTTATATAGGATGGAGTAGAGCTAGTTAATGTTTTTATTAAGTTGCTTCCAATATTCCCATTGGCACCAGAACTTCTAGTGTAGTTAGTTGTTATAGTAGACCCAGCAGGAGGAATAAACCCATTAATTCTGTTACCAAAGTTTATTTGTACTTTGCCAGATGCAGCAAGAAGTACACTAAATCCTCTTGAGTTTTGTGGGATATCTTGAATAGTTTCGTATCTAACCCAGGTTGTTGCAGTACCTTCTTCAGTAACGCTCACTCCTATTGTAGACAAATCAGCATCCGAATTAGCTAGTAAATAAGTTTGGTTAGGCAAACCAGATGCAGATGACACTAAGGTCTCATCAAATATTTGAGTACCTTCACGAAGTTCAATAGTAGTTGATTGACCTGGGTAAACAATATTTTCAGCAACTGAATAAAAATTGTAAGTAACTCCACCAGAGGACGCAGTAAACTTTGAACCTTCATCAAATGTATACATATTTGTAGACGCACCAGATTGGTTACTTACGTCAACATAAGCTGTTGAGGACACTCTGCCACTTGGGCGGTACCCAAACATATTTGCGTATGCTAAAAGGCTTTCTCGTTGAGTAGCAGTAGTAATAAAAGACTCCCTACCAGCTCTGTCAATGTAGTAGTTCATAATGTCACCCATGTATGACCACAAATCTACAAATAACATACCAAAATCTGATGGATCTCTGTCTGTCCATTCAGGTGCTACATTTGCAGCACGATTAAGAAGGTCTTGTCTAATAGTGCTGTATGTTCTACTAGCGTAGTTAAATGACTGATCCATTACCCAACCTACACAATCGTGTCTTCAGTAACTATACCTGGTATAGCTATTTTTACTTTACCACCTAGTATAGTCCCAATAGGTAGTCTATATGAAAGGTAAACATTAAGAGTTGGGTCAGCAGAAGTAATAGATTCAGTGTCAAACCTCATATCCAGGATGGACGCATTAGATATACTGTCTTTCAAATCCATAAGAGCATCTACTTTTGCATCCATTAATATTAGTTCATCTGGAATTTCATTAATTAACTTTGTAATTGTACTCCCATAGGATGGATGTAATATGCGGTCTGATTTTAGAGTGTTTAAAACATTCTCAATTTTTTGATTAATAATAGTACCAATGTCGCTAGTTGATTGAGTTTTACCACCTACAAAACTAAACGGTGTTTTAATTGACTTCATACATCCTCCTAATTAAGCGTTTCCACCATTAATACTATTAAGTATAGTAGCATTAGTAATATTGCTTATTAAATACACTTTATTAAAATGTTCACCTTCAATAGCTACCAATAGTTGATCGCCTTCAGAAGGTGGCCAATCTGCACCAACACTAGTTGGTCTATACATAGATATAGTTTCATTAGATCCAAGGATTGACGGTATTTTTACGTAAACTTCTTGGTCTAATGCTCTGACTACAAGTGCTCTATGAATGGTTATGTCTGAACTAGGCATACTCTAATACCTCAGATGTTTCTGCTACCCACTTATCATTAATAAGTTTGGACGTAGGTGGATTAGTAAAGCGTTTTGAAAGTACATTACTTTGAGATTTTTCATATTTGTTATCTTTAGATACTAATAAATCTGTTACATAATTTTCTGATTTTACCATGTGTTTAACATCTGTTATATACCACAAACCATCAAAATCTGATGAATATCCATCTAAGTCTATTACTCCACCTGGTACTGCACCTGCTCCATAAAGAACTTTAATAGAAGCGTTGTACACATAATTGTATTTATCAGTTGAGTCAACCATACGTAAACCTTCCTCTAAGGAAGAAGCTGAATAATACAATGGCTTTTTAAATAGTTTAATTAATGAAGGGTCACCAGGGTTATACTCAGTACCATCAGAAGTAACTGTATGTATGTTATTTTGGTTATCTAGTATTGTAATAGTGGATTTACTAGCATTAGTAGAAGATGAAACACGTCCAAGTGTTCCTTCAAAATTTATAACTGAGAATGGTTGGTTAGACTGTGTTCTAGAACTAGTTATAGCCTTATGATAACTAGTTAGTCTTCCATTAGCTTTATCCCTATTCCAAATATGTAAATGTGTTCCATGTAGTGTAAAACTTAAACCAAAAGTTTTACATACTCTGTTCAAAAAGGCCCAATCACTTTCCATAGATTGTACAAGTCTTACTGGACGATAGGTTTCTTTAGGGTAGTCAACACTGAACCTATATCTTGATGTTATATCATTTATAATATCAGTTAATGACGGATAATCCCAAACTTTAGATCTTATTTCTTTCATTGAGTATGAGGCCCCTATACAGTACAACCTAGCTAACTGTACTGGACTTTTATTAACAAAGCCGTCTTTGTTATTAATTAGTGGTTCAGTGTAGGATACGTACCCATTAAACTCTTGATTACGCCCGGAAGAAGAACCAACAAAAAATCTAACTGGTGCACCTATATATTCTGTTAATGATTTAGGTGGAACACCCGTCATAGTTATAATTAACAAATCATGCTTGTTTTCTGACAAAGATAATTCATACTCAATTACAGAGTTATATAAAACTTGCATGTTATTAATGATCAATTCAGTTTTACCTGCAAAATTGTTTAAAGATTTAACTATCATAATGGTATCCTAATTAAAGTTCCAACTGGTATTTCATCAGCCCATTGCACTTGAGGATTTATATCTGCAATTTCCCAATACCTTGATTGATCATTAAGTAGCCTCATACTAAGTTTCATAAAAGTGTCACCTTGTACAGAGGTATACACATCATAGGCACCACCAACAAACTTGTTTCTAGAAGCTGTTTGTCCAGAGGCGTCAAGTGCATACCGATCCGTTGATAAATAAGTAGTTTTCATACTGGTAGTGGCCTCGCTCCCTTATAAACAATGTCAACATTAGCTACATAACCCACTTCACTTCCTTTAAGAACATCCACTTTTATTCCAAGTCCCTCAGAATAACCAGTACTCTGTGCGTCAGTTCCTAATAGATCATACTGAACTTGTACTACAGTTGTTACAACAAAGTACTTACTAGATAAACCATGAACATCATCTACTAACTGAAGTAAAGAGTCAGGTGTATAAGTGTACAAATCTAATGGAACACTATTAAGTTGTGTAGATGCATAACGACTGCTTGTACGATTTGAGTCCCACTCGGGGTTACTGTTTTCTTGATTTGTTTTATCTGTTTGATAAAATAAAGAAAAAGCTTGTGTGGTATCTAACGGATTTGCATTTAAATTAATATTTTGACGTAACTGAGTAAAAACACTAACACCGTTAGTTTTTTTAGTAGAAGGTCCAATTGCTTTACTAGCTGTGTTTGAACTATTATATTGAGAATCCCAATTATCTGCACCAATGCTCCAATTTAATGGATCTTTTGCAGTGTCATTCCAATTATCTTCATTTTCTATTCTAGATCCAAAACTATATTTACCAATAAAATCACTTGGTGCCTTAGCACCTGGAGTTGTTGAAATTGTTTTACTAAAAGTAGTTGCTTCTGTTTGCGTGTTATATGGCCCGTATACATACATTCTTGTTTTAATATCAACATAAGGAGAGCTACTATCCAAGTCTTGGAAAACTTTTGTTTTTATACTTTCAAACTCTACTTTTGATGGGCATACTTGAACACAGAATGTTGGAGAACCATACGGAGTATCAATTGGGTTATCAATATCTAGTCTGTATGTAGGATCATATAGAGTCCCATCATCTGATGATTGTGGTTTTACCCAAGGGGTAGGAGTTCCTTTAACTAAATATGGTCTTTTATATAAAAAGTCTTTTGTTGCGTACAACCATATAGGTTGATAAATATACCCAAAATCACCTTTAGAGTTAGATGTTCCTTTTGTTTGAAAAACATCTAATGTAGGTATCTTTCCTTCACTTGCACGTCCAGACAAAACACGGCTGTCTCCAGTGTAGGATACTGATACAGACCTAATATTAGCAGCAAGTATATCTCTTAAATTGTTTTTTTCTGAGCCGTATTCATCGCTACTAGTGTTATTGTCTTCAATAGTTTGCGCAATTTGTGCAGTTATAAATGTGCTTTCTCTAGCAAAACCTATATAAATAGCCTGCATCTGTAGGTATACCTTACACTGTATAGGAATCATTGTTGAACTAAACTTTGTAAATAAAACATTAGTGTTCATTACAAAACCATCAACCATAAACATAGGTGAAAATACAACTCTGCACGGTTGAGGAATTAAAAAAGCTGAGTTACCAACATTTAGATTGGACATAAAACTTGTTATTCCAGATGGGTCACTACTTGGGTCACTACCTATTGAATTTAAAAATTGTGTAGTATCGTAAGAGTTTGGGTCATCGGGTGAATCTTCATTATTTGGGCTTGTTTTTACAGGTTCAAACGTTTTACTTTCTGCTACATATTGAATGTTTAATTCACTATAGTTTCTTTGTGCGTATGCTTTAATATCATTTTTTATTTTTGCTATTTGAGCTTCCATTAAGTCTTGGCTCAATCCTTGGCCAATTATAGAATAGAGCATTCTAAGATCATGAAATACACCAACAGTTTCAGGAGAACTAACATCAGGCATTCCATTTGCATCTTGCACTGAATTCCTACTGTTTACTTCCATAGTTCTATCAAAAATTAATTCAAAAGCAAACGAAGCATTGCCAGCCATTGGCTGGTTTAACTGTGATGGGTCTTGCAAGATAGGTAAATACATATCTTTACGTGCTTCAATTTGGTGTTGAATATCCTGTGGGTTAAATTGAAAGTTACATCTTATATTTGGAAATTTAATTAAACTGTTACCTTGACTAGTAGCTAGATTGCGTATAAACCCACGTGGAAGTTTTTGAAAGTCGCTATTAAGAGTATTTTTAAAATTACTTGCTCCACGTCTAAGATTACCAACTCTAGAAATATTTGGGTTAAAAGCAAATGGTTCGTTACTTTTATCTGCACCAGCTGAATCTTCATTCCGCACAATACCTGGCATTGAACCTTTTAGTGTTTCATATAAATCATCGTATCTTTTGTAATCTACCATTACATACTCCTAAACTTGTTAATGTTTGCTTCTTGTTCAATTAACCTAGCAATCTTTTTGGCCATTAACTTTAAGTCATACTCACTAACAGTACTATTTCCACCAGTTCCATTCATATGTATTACTGGAGATATAGTAATAGTACTTCCTTCGTGGTATGTAGAACCTGTTCCTGATGAGGTACTTGATAATGTTGGGGCATTTGGAATTGACAATGGTCCATTAGGATTAGGATCTCCAATACCAGATAGTGCTTGACTTTTTATGGTGTCAACAAAACTTTGTGAGCTATTATATCCAGTATCAGTTTTTATGATGTTTTTGTATGTTCCTTCGGTGTATTTACCAGGAGCAAAAGGTCCTGGTTGTGCCCCGCCTCCCATTAAATTTCTTAAATGAGCCAAATCTGCTACAGAGTGATTACCGTCTCTTAAAGCATTAACAATAGCTACTCTTTCAGAATGCTTAGGGTTAGCTAACCACGTACTAGTTGTATCCAACCCTTCTGCTTCATTCCTGTAGTTCATTACAGGGTTATTTGCTCCATTTGCATTAGATAAAATCATTTCTCTTCTATAAACACCACTTTCAGTGGTTTTACCTTGTCCTTGAACAATATTAAATGGATTGTATCTTCCACCAGAACCTTCTGCGGCCATCCAAGATTTTAAAAATTGTAAGTTATTAACAGTTATTGGAGCTTTTAATCTTCTTAAAAGTTCCATACTCCAACGATTAACATTAATACCAGCTGTAGAATGTGTACCAGCGGTTACGTTAAAACCTAATTGGGGGTATGTACCATCTGGTCTTTTACCAGCACCCCATTTTTCTAATGGTATACCTGTTGATGCTACAAGTTCTTTAGGTGTACTTATGTTTTTAGCATAAGATGGCTGAATGTGCCAAGGTTCATCTCTTTTATCCGGAATAGTTAATCCAAATCTATCTGCATTAGCTAAAACCCATGCTTTCATTTTAGGATCAGATAAATCTAAGTCAGCAGCCATACCAAGTTCATGTAAAGACTGACCAGGAGGAGCTGCATAAGCTTCTTTGTTATTTAGTTTTTTTCTCCAAGTTTGGCCATTCCAGTTTATTACTGGATATGTTTTATTATCAGCTGCATCAACATAGTGCGTTACACCTGTAACAGGTTCGTATCTTGATCTAAATAGTGTTTCTTGATCTTGGGCAGTTCTATAACCATCATTTATTGTTAAAACACCAACACCTTCACGTGACGCCATACTTGCCATTTGACTTATCATTCTTTTAAAAGAGTAATCTAATTGGGTGTAATCAGAGTTAGATCCTAATGGAGATATACGTATCTGAGGTGACGTTGCATCTAATATTGGTAATGCAAATCTTGTTCCAGATTTTCCTGACCAAGCTTCTTCGCTATAGGCGTCTATTCCACCTCCACCACCTCCACCACCTCCACCAGCAGGAATAGTACTTGAAGGGATAGTACTTGAAGGAATAGTGCTGGAAGGGATAGTACTTGAAGGTGCTACTGTACCCCAAGGTTCATCATCCCTTTCGTCTCCAATTGGACGGGGGTCACCCAATATAGAACCTATTGCTCCTATTGCTCCAAGTGCCCCTCCAAGTGGTCCTCCCATTGCAAAACCACCAGCAATACTGGCAATACCACCAATTAACTTTTGGCCAATACGGTTACCTGTTCTTGCTCCAATAATAGGAGCCATAGCATGTTCAAGTTTACCCATAGCATCAGTAAGTGATTGTGTTTGACGTTCTAATTTTGCGTATGAACCAGCTTGATCTCGGTAGAACTGTTCATCTCTTTTTCCACGCTTACGTTCAGTCTCTTCTGCTTCCATAGCAAAAGTATCGTCAATCCCCATACGCTTACGGTCAGCTTCTTTAGTTGGGTCATATGACCCTTTACCACCTTTTTCATGAAAAGCAACATTAGATTGAGCATATTGAATAACCTGATCCTGTAAGTCTCCAGATACACCCATTGCTGAAAGGGTAGATCTAGTAACAGAACCTGGGGCTATTGCTGATTCGGCCATTTTCTTATTATCTAATCCTGACCTTTTAGCAAGGTTTTGAATAAGAGATTGGGTGCTTCTTTGCTTACCGCCAGGCCCAATAAGGCTCATACCAGTCATCATAAACATTTTGTTTACAGTCTCTGGATCGGCTAGGTTTTCTATGATACTTGAAGCACCCTCGGCACCCATAGAGAAGCCACTTAGAGTACGCATAAATTCCACGCTAGATGCCTGTTGGCTAGCATTGATACCTGTGCGAGCCTGTAGTGACATCAATTGGTTAATACCATTAGTACCAAGCTTGTAGTCAGTCAAAGGCATACGTAGGTTATTCATGACCTCACGCTGACTCATACCTGTAATCTGCTGCATTTGTAGTGTGGACTTATCAGCAGCTAGAGCATACGCACGCCCATCCTCTACACGCTTGTCTATTGCTTCTATTCCTACTTTTGCAAGAGTACCAGCCATACTTGCAAAGTTACCGCCTGAAGTAAATCCTCCACCAGCCCATTGTTGCGTAAGACCCGTAAATCCAGTGCCACCACCAAACTTACCTTTAACACCAGCATAGTTTTCTGCGCTGTCTACTCCAGCAGCAAAACCTCCACCAAGTACTTCACGTCGGCTTAACGCCGCAGTTACGGCGTTTGGTGCAGGCGCTATTGGCTGTGCTGCATAAGCTCTACCACCAACAATCTGTGTACCAGCAGCACCTTGTTGTGGTGCTGCACCACCAGTACCCCCAGGTGATATTGCAGTTGATCTATTAACCTGGGTTAGACCATAATCGTTTTTCATTTCTTTAAGGGCACCAAGTGCTTCCTTAAAGTTTATGGCCATTTCTTTGGCTTCTTTGTTGATAGCTTTTACGCTATCGCGCAGTCCACGAAGAGCTTCTCGGTCAAGTTCAATACCAACGGAAACAGACGACATTGAACCAGTCTCTTTAGAGACTTGTTTGTTAATCTCGTCTTCAGACATTCCTGTCATTTACTGCCTCCATCGGATATTCGCCATTTAGCCATACGGTACCAAAAGTCTCTTTGGCGGATAGTCATACCCCGTATGTCATCTAAACTAAACCCTTTGTAGACAGTAGCGACGCCTTCGTACTCCCAGTATATACTCTTTATGTCAGGCAAGTAGAAGTGATACCCAGTCTACATTTATTGCAATGTCAGCGTCACAAGTGGCGCACTGGGTCTTCACCTCCCCAAGCTTGGGACCAACTTTTGGTCCTAGGATTTCTCCAAGAATAGTATTACGGTCCTGTAACCCAAGACTCTTAGCCCATTCTTCGCTGTACAAAGCATCTTTATGTTCATCCCAAATTATACATCTGCTAATTAACAAAGTACTTTGCTGGGCAGTTGTTTCACCCTTAGCCATTGCTATATTATCTGAGCCTACTGGGTACCTAAATTTTAATTTTGATCCGTTCTTCATTGTGATAAAAAATGGATCACGAAGATTAAAAGTGGTTTCCTGAATTGGAAAGTCTTCTTCAATATTAATTGTTACGTTGTTAACTACATTACAAGAATTACAAGGATACTTAAATGTACGCTCAGGTCCATAAGTAGCTTTTAGTATAGCAAGAAGTAGTATGTCTCGATCACCAGTAATTAGTTCTTCAATAATGCTCTTGGTGTTTCTAACAGTAGTGTCACCAATACGAACAGTAGCTCTACTTACAAGGGTATTAACATACATAGCATATGTAATTTTTTTATTGTTTTCTAAAGACGATAAGAATTCTTCATCTTTACCATTGAGCTCCCGCACTTCTGCAGTTGTCTGCCACTGACCAGTAACTGGGTTTAAAAGACCTCTCTGTAATTCTATGATTACAGATTCAGGTACGGCAATAGAAGGAGCTGGATCTTTGAATGCATCATCCAAAGACTCAACCTCAGTTATATTAGTCATTTTGTACTCCTTGTAGTAGTTTTAAATTAGTGTATTAACGGTTTGTAGCTAGTGAAGTAATGTCACTCTCAGTCCAAGCAAGCTTGAATCCTTCATGGTGAAGGGTCATTTGTTGAACAATGATACCAGAGTCACCAGCAGAAAGATCACTAAGAGTGTAAGCGCCAGGCCAACAATCATACAACTTAATACCTAAACGAGCCTTACCAAGGTTTGGTGTAATAGTTGAATCTGGTTCTTGATAAGAACCTACTGCATGAGGATGATCAAATACTTTAACCATAACATCACAGCGGTAGTCATTACCTTTTGTGCTACTGGAGTCTGATCCAAGAGCTGCTGAGCTCCAAGAATGAATAAACTCAGACCATTTCCAAAGTTGGTCTTGGCTTTGAATAACTCCACGACTAAAAGTCACAGGGCCAAAGTCTGACTGACCAACAAGTTTATGGGTATGAGTGTTCATACCACCCTCACGGTAGCCAACCATTTGGTGCTGTACTGAAACACCAGTCATGGCAGCAAAACCCAAGTTACCAATGCCACTAAGGGCAGTAGCAAGTCTGGTACCTGAAGGTGGTGTAATTGTAACTTGGAATTTAAAGTTACGTACTGGATCTGAAGCAGCTGAACGTGCCATTAGATGTTCTCCTTATTAGATTGTTTCGATTGAGTTAGAACCACCGGTCCACTGGGACAGGTTAATTACTATAAATTCGGCTGGGTATTGCAAAGCAACTCCAACCTCAAGATGAACTTCCCCATTGTCTACAGTTATGGCCGTATTGTTTGATGAATCACATGTTACATAAAAGGCTTCACTAGCAGTTGTGCCTTTTAGTCCACCTTGTGTCCAAAACTCAGCAAGAAGGGTAGAAATACCCATTGAAAGTTGTGTCCACAGTCTTTCATCGTTAGGTTCAAACACTGCGTAGCTGGTTGCATCTTTAAGTACTTGCTTCAAATAGTTCAAAGTTCTGCGGGCAGAAATGTACTTACCGGGAGCCGACTTATCCAAAGTACGCCCACCATTAATAACAATTCCACCACCTGGAATAGCTTTCAATGTGTTGATATTGTAAGTTCCATACAAAGTACCAGTTTGTGATTCAGTAAAAGAAGTACCCAAACCAATTGCATTTCGAACAGCCACATTAAAACCAGCAGGGGTTTTAGCAACATTACGTTCAATTTCTGTACGAACGTATGCACCAGCAATTGCACCACCAGGAGCGGTTGCTCGAATTGCACCAGGACCAGTTTTTGATGGGTCAACCATTAGCAAATGTGGATAATAAACGGCGGCGTAGTTTGATGCTGTGTAGTTACCAACAACAGTTCCACCAATTGTTAAAGGATTGGTTTCGGTCATATCGGGGTCAATAATTACAAATGAGTCACCACGTGTTTGTGCTTTAGTAATAAAAGCATTAACAAGTCCTGTACCAGTCTTATTAACAGCATTCAAAAGCAGAACACCTTCAACGGTATTAAGCTGGTCCAATGCTGCTGTATAATCAGTATCTTGGGTTGCTGCTCCATCAGTACCTGAGGTAAATGAGGTAGCCGATGTTTTATATCCAAATGAAACATGGGCTCCTTCAGCAACTACACCTGAGCCAATAGTTACTCCACGCAAGTAGTTTGAATAGTTATTTAAGATAGTGACTAAATAGCGGTTAGCTGATACATCAGGAGAGAGGTCGTTCCAACGTTCAACTTCGGTTCCCGACAGTTTAACAATCAAGTTAAACGAGGGCATTACTGAAGCGGTAGCTACAGTAGTTCCCGTCGAAAACTCCAAAGTTAATGAGTTACCCCAAGTGCCCTTGCTAATTGCGTTAGCAGTAAAAAGAACTGCAGAAGCTGTACCACCATTGGGGTAATACGGAACAGAAATGTTTGCTGTTGCTGCATTACTTGAAGTCACTCGAACAATATAAGCATCTTTTCCACCATTTGAGAAATAGTGGTAAACGGCAAAACCAAGATCTGAGGTCTGTAAGAGTTCACCGTAAAGAGTACGGTACTCCGACCACGAAGTTACCAAGGTTGCAGTTGAAGGTCCACGTGAAGCTTCTCCAAAGAAGACTGCAGTAGATCTTGAAGTATTTGATTGCTTGGGCTTTGATACAAAAGCCGCTTCTGTTACATAAACACCTGGATTTTGGTAAGTGGGCATTTAAAACTCCTCTAAAATATTGGTTGCTGTAGGAAAACTACTACTGTTAGTATCTGTATTTAATTCTCTGACAAATTCGCCTACTAGTGGTACAGAGCTAAAGTCTGTATCCGCTATTTCAGCATTCATTTGTATTGTAAACACTTTTCTAAAGATACGTTTGCGGTATCCTGCTTCTCTATCCAGTAGGTCTGATGTAGACCAAGATAGAAGATCAAAACGACGAACTGTACCATCTTCTGGGATTTCAATAAACCCTGTTCTGAACGGTACAACTCTTCTTAATATTTTACTAGATAACTGCCTATCATGTAGGGCTGTTCTAGTATAAGTGGTTATTTGGTACATCAAGTTAACCGGAATGAATGAATGAACTTTAAGAGCTGAATTAGGGGTGTTTATCCCAGCTAGTTCAGTAGCAGTCATTTCAGATGGGTAGTAATCTATGTACGAACTACTATTTGAAGCAGACACTGTATTTGCGTAATAATAGTAAGTCTCAGATAGTTGTCTACGAGTGTCATGGCTAAGATTTACCATTTCAATAGTAATAAATGGGTATGCTTTTTCGGTTTCACCTTCTGGATATCTAAAGAAAACCTGAACAGCACGTTCTTGGTTTCTATCGTCAGAAACAGTTAAATTACTAAACCTATTTTTTACGGCAGCATCTTCTGCAAGTAAAAACCCCTTATTAGACATTATTTGATCCCCAATTTTTGAAATTGTTCTTTAATTAAGGGAACTAGTTCAGCTTGCGCTTTTACTGCAGCTGACCGTAATACGGGCTTAGGTGGGTTTTCAGAATCTCCAGCTTCTAAAAGTTCAGCGTCTGGGTGATCAGAGTTAATAGTTAAAACCATAGAATCAGAATTAAAAGTAACCTTAATAGTTTTTGCTACTTCTACTCCCCATGAACTAACTGCATCTTTTCTAAGCTTAGTCTGGTATTTTTTAACAGCTGCATTTATGGCTTTTTCAACATCTTTTAATGTTTTCATGGTGTTGGCCATTGCGTGGGGAATAACACCTTTAGTTGAAGAACGTGTAAGAGACATAGGTGATGTAGCTTGTCCAAGCATATGGACCTCTCACAGTTCTAGGCGTTGAATGTTACAACGCACGTTGTAACTCCTATAATTTTAGCCTATCTCAGGTAAGGCTGCAGGCCATGGAAGATTATTAACAGATAACTCTGGAAAAGTATCATCATTAACAAATTCCTGGTCAACGTAAAGTTCCTGTCCTTGAATAAGGACAAAAACTTCACCTTTTACACGTCCTCGAACAGCATAATCAAACACAGAGAAAAATCTTCCATCATACAAAAATACGTCATTAAGGTGGTTTCGGTATTCCCATACCGTTTGAATACCCGCTTTACGCATAGCGTCTATTGGTATAAACAAGTTCATTGTTTCTAAAGTTAATCTACCTTCAGGTATAGCTCTTCTTTGGTCTTCAGTTTCAGAAGCTAAAAGTGCTGGAAGCACCACACCAGGTTTGTACTTACGACCACCAGTACCACTTGGGGATTCATCATACACATCATCATAAACACTAGTAGTGTTAGTACTTGAACCTAACGGTACAAACTCATACCAAACTAGATACTCTTGACCAGCTTCTTTATGACGTTTATTAAAGTGTTTATTTATTAATGAAAGTTCTGTATGAAGATTCATTAGTAAAATGCGTCCGTAGTATTACCCATTGGTGGGTTGGTGTCCACATAAACGTCTTCACGAAGGTTATCCCCCTTGATTTCTGGGCTAACAATTCCTTCATCAATTTCAGGCCATTGACGTTCCATTGGAGAGTAATCTCCAAGTTCCTTAGCTTTGTAAAGAGGTACAAGTCGGTTGGTTGTTCTAGAGGTACGTCGAAGGTTAAATACTTCTAGTCTGTCAAAACCAATATTAAGTGATGTAGCGTGGCGCCTGTATTCACCTTCCCATTGAGATAATAAGGATTGAACCATCCGAAAACGTTGACTAGCAGGGATATGGACAGATTCAGAAGTAATTACATCAATATCACGACTGTACTCAGTCATTAAAGCCCATAGAGACTCACAGATAGACGCAATACCAATAGCATTAATTACAACGTCAGATAACTGTTCTACGGATAAGTTAATAGCATGTAGGTGCTTTTCTAGTGCTCTTTTAGAATAAAAAGCTAAGTCAGTAGGGGTAACCCACTCATAGTAATAACCCTCAACCATAACTTTAGTGCTGCTTGAGTACGTTCCTGCAAGTCTTAAAATTCCATTACGTTCGTCAATACTGTATTGAGTTGGTGATAAAACTGAGGCAGAACCAGAACCAGATAAGTAGACAGCCACCCAAAGTGACTCAGAATCAATGTTAATGTGATCTAATTCGTAGGTGCGACCAACTACATCAAAAGATGTTTGAAAAAACTTAGGGAAATCCCTGAGGTAGGTCCTTGCGATAGTTTCAATGTCTGTCTGTGTTGCCATATAACCAGTCTATCTCAAGTAGGGGTGTCAGCGGAGTCTTTACCTGGCACAGTCTTTTTTATTGGTTGATCCATAGCTGGTTGTTCTGGGCGCATTGCCCCAACGCTTGTTATACGCCTAATTCTTATTTGATCAGGAGTGCCAGTTGGTTTTGGAAGCTTTTCTATCATAATGCACGTATAAACCAACGCATGGTTATATAAGGAGGGGTAACCACTAAAGGTATATTATTTCCTGTATTTCCCGTATTATTGTTATTCGGTCCAGTACTTACAGTTAAGTTTGTAGGTGAACCACTATTTCCAGAATATTCATTAAATATAATAGGGTGCTTATGTGTAGGTGAATTAGCTAACTCAGGAGTGTAGTGTACTTGCATACCCGTTACAGGTGCTCCTAACGCACCCTGGGTGTCTGTGTTATATAAACCATCTGCTACACCATCTCCACCTGATGAGTAAGGTGCTACAAACCCAGTTTTTCCATAAAGAGTAGATCCACCAACTTCAGTTGTACCGGTTGTAAAGTTACCAAGCCTAGTAACAAACCCAGCTGGAGTAAGACCATCTTGAGTGTTACCTAAATGGCTGTGGGCACCCTCTAATTCAGTAGTTTGACTAACATGTGTGTGAGTCATAGTGTGTTGGTGATCCCCAACAGTGTGGGAGTGATTGTTTAAAGTGTGTTTGTGAGAAGGTAGGTTGTCTTCAATAATAGGAACTGAAGTACTTCCACCTGTACTTCCTGCCGTTCCTGATCCTTGAATAAACCCACTTGACAAATTAGGTAGTTTAAAGGTTGAACCAACATACGGTCCATATGTTTCCTGTAACAATGTTTTTAGGGCAGCGTAGTTTGAATTACCTACATAAGCACCATTACATTCTAACCAAAATGTTTTACCAACTGGGTTTGGAGAGCTAGTGTTGCTTGGCCACATAATAATAGAGCCAATGGGCGTAACTGAACCTGAGTTATCTTGAAGAAGTAATTCTACCCAAGTTCCATTTGTTTTAATAAAAACACCCGAAGATGATGTAACTACAGTTGTTCTGTAATACAAATCTCCATTATTACCAATGGTATTGTCTGGGTCTGTAGCTCCACGCAAACTGGTTGTTGAAGGAACGTTTACACGCTTGTCTACTATACAAGCATTAGAAATTGCAGCCGCAGCATTACGAAACACAGTTGCTAATACAACATCAGTAGTTGGATTATTATCAGTAATATTACCAATGTTTATATAACTTGCACCAACAAGACTATTAAGTCTGCTGGGTGTTTTAGGAAAAGTAGGGTTGGTAGTACTTTCAGGTCCTGAAATTGCAACTACTGAAACAGTGCCTGTGTCACTGTCCAAACGCGCAACAACTACATCAAAACGATAAGTAGTAGTAATTGGTGCAGTAGGTAGTTCTAGTTGAGGAGTAGCTGCAAGCTTATACACAACACCTTGGATAGCAACCCATCCCCCAGTCACCCCAACGGTGTTTTGATTAACTGTAGATACAGCACAGCCACTAAGTACACCGGTTGACCGGTCTCCTAATATTTGAAAATCAAGTGAATCTGGTTCAGCTTGATCTAGGGCAATAAACTTACTGCCATCAATATCGGTAGCGTTAGGGATTATGAAGGGCATGTATACCTCAGGCCATAGTGTCGTAAATGTTACCGTTATTACGGAGGTAGTTAAACAAGTCTTTTGGCAACTTGTAGTTCTTTCCGTCAACAAAATCAAACTTGTCTTGACCCCAGAACATAAGCCATGTTCCCTTAACTCTTGCTTTTACAAAATCAGGGTCAGATGAAGAAACAATGACGGGTTCGTCAATAACTACTTCATCGTTTTCTACTGCTTCTGCCCAATTTGTGGTGGTCGTAATCTTGCGAGCCATGATATCTCCTTGTAGTTATGTGCTTATAAATGGTAATGGGTGGGGGTTTCTGCCCCCACCCATATTACACCATTCGTACCCTTAAATGGG